GAATACGCATTAGAGATTTGTTATGCCTACCCCTTTCTTCTTTTTTTTCTAGCAAAATTAGTTTTTTGATTGTGATGTTTTTGACACATTGTCATTAAATTATTTTGATCTAAACGTTCTCCTCCATCTATTATTTCTTTAATGTGATCTACTATCTTTCCTTCTTCTGCTCTTCCTTCTTCTTCACACCATTTACATAAAGGATTCTGTCTAATAAACCATTGTCTTAATTCGTACCATTCTTTGCTGTGATAAAATTTATCGTTCACACTTTTATGTTTTGTTTTATAACCTGTCTTATTAGAAGGTTGTGCTTTTTTTCCTGGTATTGATTTCGGTAATGTTGGCATATTAGTTTACTAAATTTAAAAGATCTTCTATATCTTCAGAGTCTTGTTCAAATGAAAATTTAATAACTGGAACTAATTCTCCTTTAGTCCATTCGTCACAAGTTTGTAAGAGTCTTTCTATCGCTCTTCCTTGTGCATCTTCTAGTTCGTCATCACTTTTTATTATTACTTCGACCTGTATCGTTGCTGTTAGTTTCATTTCCAAAAATTATATAATACATCAATCCTAATATAGTAATAGGAATTGCGATTATGCTTATTAGTATTCTTTTAATTATTTGTACCATTTTTTTATTGATTCGTAGTCTAATTCTTTTATGTCTTTCTTATAATTAAGGTGATGAAGTTTTGTTTTTAAATCGTCTTCTCCTATATCGGGTTGTATTCCGAACATTAATTGAAAGCCTATGTCTGTATTTATTATCTTAGGGATTTGTAGTTCTAAGTCATCATGATTACCGTCTTTAATTCTAGACCAGATAATTTGATGCTTAGTCCTTTTAGGCATCGATCTTAGATTTGTACTTGTCTATGATACGTTCCATGTTTGCTTCGTACCATATCGTAAAGTCTATTCTTTGATCTCCTGATTCCCATACTCTATAAAGAACTGCTCTTAGTCTTTGGCTACTTGACTTTGTTTTTCCTATATCATTGTTGATTGTAAACTTTTCAACTTCGTCAGCTTCTTCTTGTGTAACTTCTTCTGAAGATATTAAAACCATTCCAGGCTTTTTCCTTAGAGCAAATATACGAGTCATAGTGTCATCGTTAAGTTCTTGTGTGTGTATGTTTATACTAACAGAACCGTCTGACAATGTTGCAACTTTGTTAACTCCTCCTTCGAATACTACTGTCTTTTTCATTTTGTCTTGTGTAATTTATAAAAATCTCTTCTAATTCCCATTCATTTTTGTCAAAATATATTAACAATTTGTCGTTAATCCAACTCTTTAATGAGTAGTGACATATCTTTAATTCTTTCCTCATATTCTTTCTTATTTACTTTACAAATACTATTTGCTAACATTCTCATTTCTTCTGCCGTTCCTGGCCCTTCTCTTTGATCTAAATATATTCCAAACTTGTATTGTTCTCCTTGACTAAAAAGATTACACTTAGGACACTGAACTTTAACATTTGTCAAATGCCATCTCGTACTAATATGTCTTCTAGATTGAAAATGGCCTGCATGCATTTCTTTATAGTGTTTAGTTACTCCGCATGTATAACAGTTAACCATTCCTAAATAGTCTGCATCTTTTCTTCTTACGTATTGGCTAAACAAAGTGTCTAACTTCTTTTTTAGTTTGCTTACTGTTTGTGTCTTACTCAAAATCCATTTTAAATTGATTAACGTTTACTTCTTTAATTATCTCAGGATTACAATTGCCATCAATCAATGTACCTTTTACACATCTTAATCCGCCTATTGTGCATCCTCTTGTTGCATTAATTATTTTTTTCCATCTATAAAAGTTTCTTAGTTTTTCGTATGCCATAGTCTTATACTTAATACCGTCTTTCTCGAAAAACAAATAGTAAAATACTCCACCGTGTTTTGATTTTCTTTCTTGCATTCCTTTGTATGTTGCTTCAAATATATCCATTTTTACTTGTCTTTTAAAATTTGTTGTTTTACTTCTATTAATATTTCCATGAGTTCGTCGTAAATAAGTTCACATTCTTTACTATTTCCATATAACTTTACCACTTCGTTTTCATATTGTCTTGCTACATTTATTAATCTATTAAATTTGTATTTGATCATATTAGAATGTTTACCTTTCATCAAATAAAGTTGTTCGTGAAAACATCTAAAAGTTGCTATTAATAAGTGTACGTCTATTTCTTCTTCTTTAGTCATTATTTTAGTCTTTTTGCTTTATTAATCGTGTTTGCTATTAGTTTGTCGTTTTCTTTCTTTCGCAAATAAGGTTCTAAACTATTTCTTTGTCTAGCAGCTATTGCTTTCTGTTTATGTTCTTTAAGCCAAATATTCCAATTCCTTACGTTAATAAAACCACCGTTGTCTGAGTGTCTGATTCCTTGCTCTAAAGCAAAAGAAACTTCATCAATTGTATATCGTGAATAGTAATTAGCTAAGTCGTCAACTAAAAACTTGCTCATCATTACAATTTGATCTACATCAGGTTTTTGTCCTAACATAAAATAACACTTGCTTAAAAGATCTACACAGTCAGTATTTAAGTTATTAAGATCATTTGCATATCTGTACCAAATTTGTTTAGTTTTATCCATTATCTTTTGCGTTTATCTGGTTTAGAAACTCGTTCTGAATGCCAACCAGTCATTAAATAAAATAAATCCCATTCTGTTTTTCGTTTTACATCTTTTTTTGCTTTAGCTTTCATGATTGCTACTGTTGCTGTTGGTACTACTTTTCTATTTTCCATCTTTAACAAATGTTCCGTTTTCCATTTTACCTGTACGCTTAGAAATTACACTGTAAGCTTCGTCAATACAATCTTCTATTTTAACCCCTCCTAAATGTGCCAAGTTAGTTAAAACTACAACACAATCTCCTATTGCATCAATAAATTCATCTTGATCTTTATTTAAAATTGCTTTAGCTAACTCTCCTGCTTCTTCATAAAGTTTTAAAGTTTGAGTTTTAGTATCTCCTTTGGCATAGATTCCTTTGTCTTCTGCCCATTCTCTAATTAGTTCGAACTTTTCCATAATTGTTTGTTGATTATTTGATTATTGTATAAATGTAAATTTGTTGCTTGATGGTAATAAGTGCCAGGTGCAACATTTAACCTAGACGCGCACATATCTAATAGTTTTGAAAACATATATTGATCATTGCAAAAACCGAACCAGAGGTCGTTAGAACGCATGTGAACACTCATATTTAGTTTGTCTTCTACTATTTGAAATTGTATTGTCGTTGTGCATGGAGTATCATACTCGTATGTGTCTATTTCTTTACCGTCATAAATACTAATAATGCATCTTCTTGAATCTTTATCTGCAGACAAAATATTCATTACTTTATTTATCTGATCTTTCCTTAGCCATTGCCAACCGTAATTAGATCTTACTCTTCCATCTTTGTCTGCATGTGATTCCCAAATTTTAGGAACACTTCCGTAAATCTTTCTTAATTCTTCAATGTTAGGATCTCCTGATAAATACCATTGCCATTCTGCTTCTGCATATTTTCTTGAAAACTTTCTATGCTTAGTTTTAATTACATTGTCTAATGGATTTACGATAGTAAAACCTACATCAAATAATGCTTGAGTGTTTCCATGTTTAGTTCCTTTTAACATTATTTCTTTAAGATAATACTCAAAAGCTTCTGTTGCATTTCTAAATTTATTCATTGTCTAATTTTTGTTTGTTAAATTTTTGTCCCAATCTCTATAAGAATCTATTGCAGATTTGTCGAATCCTTCTGGGCAAAGTAATTCACCTGCTACATTCCAAAACCAAATATTTCTTCCTGTATTTTTAGGTATGTATTTCCATGCTTTAGCATCATAGCTTTTTACAGTATTAAAAGGTGGTAAGATCTTTTCATTTTGTGTAAATGCTAAAGGCTCTGAAATTATATCAGTTCTTCCAAGTTCTCCTGACTTCATGTTTCTAGCAACACATACTCCTTTCATTTCTGCATGAGGCAATCCTATTTGAAGTCCTCTAGTTAAAACTCCTGTACTAACAACAGTCCACATTTCTTCTGGTTGACTATATTTCTCACATAAATTATTGCAAATCCTAACAAATCCTGCAATAACAAATGGATGATCTAAACCAAAAGGCAAAAACTTATATCCTTTTTCTTTAGCATATTCTCTAGCAATCTTATTTAGATTAGGCATCGCTGCTATTCTCTCAAAGAATACTTCTTTTGGTCCTTCGTTAATTACATGAGCTTGATGGTCACTAATTTCTTTACTTGAAGGCATAAACAAAACTACTTCTTTGTTATATAGATTTGCTAATTCCATAATTGCTGTTGGAGCTAATCCAACTCTTGGTGCAACGTAAACAACTACATCTTCTTTTATTTGACTAAAGAAAAACTCTGCTGCTCTTGTTTTTGTTCCACCTCTTAAGCTTAAGTCTTCTCTTACTACTTTTACTCCATCATGCTCTTTTACTTGCAGATCAGGCAATTTGCTTACAAAGTCTTTTGTTAGTTCTAAATAAGCTTCTCTGTTTTGATAAAGCATATTTATTTCTTTATTAATTCCGTCTTTTATATGTTTGTTGTGTGCCATTTTTATTTACTTTTTAGGTTAATTGTTTTTGTTATTTTAATTTGCTTGCCCAATCGTAATATTTTTCATCTCCCCATATTTGTTTTAGTATTGTATTATTCTTATAAACTTTTCCACCGTTCTTTGCTATATGATCTTTGCTCTGATATTCTTGAAAGTATCTTACAGGATCACAAGCTCTTGAATCTTCTACGTCATATCGTTCTGCTCCGTATCTATTAGCTAAAAATCCTAAAGCTTCATTTATAAAATCAAATTCGCTCATCTTCTTATCCTTCTTAAACAATTGCTTAATACACTTAGTGGCATTAGTTCCAGCGTAAACTTTACTTTTACGATTAATCAAGTTTGGATAATATTCAGCTAAGTCCATTGCAAAAGCAGTTAGTATAAAGTTTTGCCTTTTAAATCCTCTTTCCATTAACCAATCATTTCCGTAGTCTGTTATTTCGTAAATAGAAAGTCCTGGGTTTCTAGTAATATACATTAGTAATTGGTTAACAAAGTTAAAAGAATATCTTAGTATAAAGTTCTTTAAGTGTCCTTTGTTCATACCTTCAAAAGTAAATTGAGGAAGCAAATATCCTTTGTTGTTTGTAAAAGGTATGTCTCTATCTTCTAATGCTTTTAGCCAATCTTCAATGTTAAACACTCCTTGTCTTATTTGATCAATTATCCAAAAGTTACCAAAGCCATGTGTTCCCCAAGGCTCTTGAAACATTCCACTTTTTGGTTTGTAATTAATGCCTGAACCACATAGTCTAAAAGCGTAAAACAAATAAACCCACTCTAATTGTCCTAAATTAAACCTTTTAAAATTTGTAAAGAATTTACCGTTACCTTTAACGTCTTTGTCTCCATGCCATAACGCTTCTAGCAACGAAGAAAATGCAGCGTATCGTCTATGAGTTACGTCATAAATCGGTACGTAGAAAGCAAGATCGTCATTTACTTTTAACTTTAATTCATCTAAAGAAATATTCTTTTTGTTTCCTTCAAAATAAAATTCTTGTAGCAAATCTGTCTTCCTTCCATAGTCATCCATTGCTACTAAAATATCCTCGTCAATTAGTAAATTACCTATCTTTTCCATATTTATTTCTGTTTAGTTTTGTTAACATTTCCTTATCAAGGGTTTTTGTTCTAATAAAGCTTCGCGCATTCTCGAGTATGTATATTTACCAAATCATGCTAAATTGCTCTACGCGCTTTATTTTATTGTCTACGAGCATTCTAGCTTTAAAACAAATTTAGTTGTTTTTTGTATATAAATTCATCTGCAAAATAGTAACTATGAGGAGCCAAATGAACACTTTGTCTTGCTTCCATTACTTCAAATTTTAACATGCCATATTCGTCTGAATTCTCATCAGGCCAAGATATTAAGTCGTAGTCTTCTTGCTTACAAAGATCTTTTAAAAGGTTATTAAAAATATTAACTATGTTTGATCTTTCTTTCCATGTACCGCAGAATGGTGTCTTCATATACATTCCAGTTCCTGGTATCTTACGACTAACATCTTCAATAGCAAGTAATTCAACTAAAGTTATTTTTTTGCAATTTAGATCTCTTAACTGATCTTGTAACTTTTCGAAGTAAGTCTTAATTAAATAGTCTTTTATATTGTTTCCTTTATAGTTCCTAAGTATATGATGCCTAACGTCAATGTTACCAGCATAAAATATTAATTCATCTAAATCTGTTCTAATATTATTTTCAAGACCTTCATTTAACATTCCAAATAAAGTTTTGCCATCATTTCTATCAATACCAAAACCTGGTTTGTAAACAGAAATTGCATGAGAATCTCCATAGACTAATTTGTTTCTGCTAAACGTTGAACCAAAACCTATTTCTTTAGTAAAATCAAAATCTATCTTCCTTTTCTCACAAAACTCTGAGTAGTCAATGAATTCACCGTAGTTTACTACTTTACCTTTAAAACTATTTAGCTTTTCTAATTTATCTAAGATTTGACGTGTAACGCCACCAAACAAATTGTATTGACCCATCTTATAGTTTACACCTTCATTAATAATTAACATCTCACATTGATCCCAATCATCTTTATCGGTCATAATTTTAACCTCACAGTCAAACTCGTTTTCAGCAATGCTTTTTATTACCATTGTCCAACCGCCGTTATGACTTGTTATTTTTTTTGCTGGGTTAGATAATATTCCAACCATTCCAATTACTTTTTTACTTTGCATCTTTTTTAATTTTAATCATTATTGTATCGTCTCCTTGTCTATAATCTGCTGGCATAACTATTTCTCCAGTGTCTGTATCTACAACAGCTTCTCCTCTTTCATGTGCTTTATATGCAGATTGATGCTTTTGTTTCAACATTTTTAGATCGTATTCTAAATTAACTACCTCAGCAATATGATCGTAGTTCCATCTTCCAGCTGATTTCTTAAGAGTAATACTAGCACCTAACATTTCTACTCCTGTTTTAGATTCGTTATTGTATTTAGATATTTCTTCTATTGCTAGATCTTTTATTTTCTTTTTAACTTCTTTAGCTAGATCTTCTAACTTTTTAAGCATAATAAAAGCCTCTAACGGATTTAAGTTACCTTGTAAGACTTGATCTTCTAATAATTTAATCTCTTGCTTCATAATTTATTTATTGTTGCTTAGTTATTACCTAGGGATTACTCCCTAGGCTTTAACTCCCAAATTGAACTAATTTTAAAAACGATAACTGAAAAAAAGTTTCTCATAATAAAATTATGTTCGTACTATCAAACCGATGATAGCACTAAGAACTTCTGAAGTTAAAGTGATTCAGTCACTTTCTTTTTTTTGCATGTAATTATTTAAAGAACCTAAATAAGCAACAGCATCTAACAAATTATCTTCTTTGTAGTTATAACTATGTCTTGATAGTTTTAACGCAACCATGCATGCGTAAACATCTTCAGCGGTAAAATCTTTGCCTGTCATGCCTTTCGCTATATAAGCTGCTCTGTCCATTCCTTTTTCAAAAGGTCCGTACATTCTTTCTTTCTCTTGTTTTCGATCGTTAATGATCTCATCTGCTTTTTTTAAAATATTCATCTCTATTTGTTTATTAGTTTACGTGCTTCTTGCCAATTATCTAAAGTTGTTTCAACTTTGCTTTTCTTAGAATCATTTTTTGAATTTCTCATCCATCTTTGTATTCTTCTTTTAATATCAAAACTGCTTTGCTTTTCCCAACGTGCTTTTTTATCGTTATGTGATTTTTCAGTCCAATAATCAATAAAATTTTCACCATCTTTAAAATCTAATTCAACAACTAACTTTAAAACTTCAATTCTAAAACTATCTTCTTTATTAATATTATTTAGTTTTATTAAGTTATTAGTTTTATCAGTACTTAGTAGTGTCTCGTTTTCAACGTGTTGAATTTCAACGTTAGGCTTTTCAACATGTTGCTTTTCAATAAGTGACTTTGGCTTCTCGTAAACTATATACTCATGTAAGACTATTTTACCATTTTTACGATTAACAACTCTCTCTACGTAACCAAGTTTTTTTAATTCTTTAAATGCAGTGTAAATAGATCCTCTCCCATCAGTATGCCAATTAGCAACTTCTTCAACATATAAAACCCAATCAGCAGGCAAAGCTAACAAGTGACACAATAAACCTTTAGCTTTTAAACTCATGTCTTTATTAAAAATAAATTCATTATTTATAACAGTAAAGTTTGTGTCCTTTATAACTTTAATTCTATTCATTGCTTAATATCTTAGAGTTAATATCTTCAAGTCTTTTTTGATAGTACTCTTTTTCTTTAAGTAATAACCTTTGCGTAGAGAATTGATCACTATCTGCTAAAATTAATTCCATGATTTGTCTATAACGTGCTTCGTAATTTTTATCTAAGACAACTAGCTTATCATGTTCACGAATTTGATGAATTATAGTAGCGTGATTCTTTCCAAAGTATTTACCCATAACTAATAAGCTATATCCATATATGTCCCTAACTAATTTGTAAATCATTTTTCTTGCATCGACAGTATGTCTAAGTCTAGATTTACTTATTAATTCTTTCTTTTTTATACCAGAATTGTATGAAACAGCATTTACAATATTGTCCATATTTCTATTCCTAGTTAATTCTATTTCTTTATCAAAATCCATTATTTAATTTTTATATGATTATCTTTGTACATTTCATGAGCGTTAGCTTTCCATGTTATTACCATCTCTTCGTAAAATCCTTCGTCTATTAACTCTAAACAAAGTTTATTTATATATTCAGATTCTTTTTGTCCAGCTTCATACCATCTATTGTCATCAGATCTTTGATAATGCCAGTCGTGGTGTCTTAATATAGCACCTAGTTTTATTAGCTTAGAATGGCATGTCATCTTGAATAGTATTAATTTGTTTTTGAATTGGTTTTAATTGTCCTGTCATTGCCCAATCTTTAAACTGCTGAGCTCTCTTAAGAATTTCATCAGTATGAATATCTCCATTTGGCATTGAATCTACTGCAGCTTTTAAACAACTTTGAGCAACGATCAATTCGCCTTGAGTAAAGCTCGTATTGTTGCCATAATCGTGTTTCTTAGTCGGACTAGAATTATTTGAAGTTTGATTAAATTCTGGATTTGCTGGTTTAACTTTTGGCCATTTATCATGAGGAGTAAACTCGTAGTCTCTATCTTGACCAATTACAAACTTGTCTTGATTCTCGTTTTTAGATAAATAAAATCCTTTATCTCCATTGTCAAATTCAATTTCAAATTCATAAAATTTTCCGTATTGTAAGTCTTTAGCTTGAATAAATTTAATGTTGTTAACTTTTGCTTTTTTCATTTTTAGTTATTTTAATAGTTAGTTAGTTATAAATTTTCTTTTTTTCTTTGATTGTTTAATTGAGTTAGTACTCTGTTTCGTAATAAGCTGTAGTCAGAATGATTAAGCTTTTCTAAGTCTTTAAAGTTTAGCATTACAAAAATCATACCTTTCTCATCCTTACAAGAATCTCCTTCTGTCTTTCTAAACATTTGCAAGTGTATTTGATTTTCCGTAAAGTATTTTGATTTTAAAGGCTTTTTACTTCTAGTCTCTCTTTTTACTGTGTCACTAGCGTCCACGAATAAATCTAACGTATTATCTTTTTCATTATGATATTCTAACATGCCTGTTTCTATTTTAGGCTTAGAAGTTGTTGTAAGATCATACACTAACTCTTCTAGCATAGCCATATAATCTGTTAACATAATACTATCCTGGTCATTTAACTTAGTTAAAATTTTGCCGATAGTTCTTTGAATAATAATTTGATCTTTTGTCATAATTTATAATTTAGTGTTTTTAAGTTCTTTTAATTGTTCTGATTTTTTAACTTCAAATAAAAAGTGTTTATAAGAAGAATCAATCTCTTCTAATAATTCTTTAAAATCTTCATAGTCATAAATAAAATTAGAATTATTAAGCCAATAGCTTAACGCATCTAGGTTATTAGTTACCTCTCTTTTTTTCTCTTTTGCTGACATTTGCTTATAGTTTGGTTTATACCACCAAAAGCCCAATCCGTTAAGATTGAGCTAGTGAGGTAGGTTGTTATTACAAATTGTCTCTTTGAGCATTACCTCTTGATGCTTGTATTCCATCAGCTATTCCAAATGCTGTATGACCAAATTTTTCTCTGCATATTTCCATAGTTAAATCGTCATCAAACTTTGTTTTTCTTCCATTTAATAAAATTGCAAACCATTCTGTTTCCCAGCCGTCAGCATGAAAAAATGTTATAAAAGCCTTATTTGATAATTCGCTGAAAGCTTCAGATGATAATCCTGATAATTGTTTTGAAGTAATTGATCTTCCTAAATTTTTATTTAAACTATTCATAATGTAGTAATTTTTAGTTATTGTTTGTTTTATACCACCAAAACCTCGCATCGTTAGATGCAAGGCGTTGATGTGTTTTGCTTTTAGCAATCATTCCATTCTGGGTGTAAATTGTAGTGGCTCTCTTCTAAATAAACAATCATCATAAAGTCTATTCCTTGACAATCATTATCTCCAATCCATATTATATCTTTTTTAACTAAACTTGCAAGAACACCTCTAATTGATTTCATTGATATGCCTGTGTTTTCTGATAAATCTTGTGGCGAAACATCACTAAACCCAGGCTCTGCATATAAGTGGTCGATTAAAACTGATAATATTGTTTCTTCTAATTTTGTTAAATTTAAATTTGTCATCGTAGTAATTTTTTAGTTATTAATTTCATTGTAAATATACAACCTTTTTTTTAAACTGTTAACTTATTTGAACTTTTTTATCATTTATTTTAGTTTCCTTGATTAGAATCAATGTTAAAATGTATTGATTTTTATTAAAATTATTAAGATCTAAGCTATTTTTTAAACTATAAAACGTATCTAAAGTGTCATTTTTAAATAAGCAACGGAGAATTATAACAAAAAAATAGCCCAATCCGTTAAGATTGAGCTAGTGAGGTAGGTTTAATACTAATAGCTTTCGTCAAGCCAGTTAGCCATGCTATTAGAATTGTTTGTTAAAGTAACTGTGTAACCGTTTGATCCGGTTGGATGCTTGTAGTCATATCTAATTATTATTTTTTTGTTGCCAAACTCGTTATAGAATGCAACAACCTCTGCTGTCATTTCTTTAATCGCTGGAGCAAACATTCCTAAACTCTTAGCGTCAATTTTAAAAGTTTGTTTTGCTATTAGGCTACTGTCTTCTTCTTTAAAATCAGATATAAAATCAAATCCTAATAATTGCAATTTGATTCTTATTACTTCTTCGTTTAAATAATTTGTGTTGCTTAAATTTTTCATTGTAGTAATTTTTAAATTAATGTTTCTGTTATACCACCAAAAGCCCGCACCGTTAAGTGCGAGCCGTTGTTGTTTATTTTAGACAAGCTAATTCTAATGCCCGTCTGTTCTTTCGGTTATTGTAAAACAATTAAACAAAGACAGTATATCTTTTATTAATGGTTCGTGTATCAAACCTATCTGCTCCTCTTCGAACCAATAGCCATCTTTTAAATATAACCAATAAGTATAGTCGTGTCCATCAAAGATGCCCGGATTATACTCTCTTTCTACTCCACTAACTAGTGGGTGGTTTTGCAAATTTTTTAATGTGTAACATTTTTTAGTTTTCATAATGTAGTAATTGTTTAGTTATTAATTTCATTGTAAATATACATACTATTTTTTTAACCTGTTAACTTATTTGAACAAAAATTAGCTTCCCTTGATTATAATAGCTAAAATATTTACGTAAAACATATACTTTTTAGTGCTTTTTTTTATATTATTTATGTCATAAAAGTATGCCAAACGGAGAATTTAGTCATTGTTGCTAAGGTAACTGCGCAAAAAAAGGCCTACAGAATTTAATCCATAGGCCCTCGTTCAACAACAAACAAATAAACTAGTCAAAAACTAGATTAATCTATATGCATTGGAATAACTATTGGCAATGTTCCTTTGTCTAACACTACGCCACAACTTACAATATATTTTTTTGTAAAGTTTTTCGCGTAAGCCATTGCGTAACTGCGATCATCTACTCCACAACCAACTTGCATTGCAAAGAGTCTTTTGTCTTTATTACAATACCAGTCAACAAATGCTTCAGTATGTATATGACCCTGAACAATACTACATTGCCATTCTCGAACTCTTTTTGTAGCACCTTTTCCTGATGATCCTGTTCCATGTGTATACACTACATCGTTTATAACATGCTGATGCTGAAAATCCCAGTTTGGAGTATTTAAGACTTCATCTAAATCTTTAATCCATTTATTACTTAATCCTGAACTAAAAACTTTTCTTGCTACTATAGCATCATGGTTCCCTATGCAGACCTTTGCTTTTGGGAACGCATTATGCCATGGCTTTAATTGATCGATTGCTCTGTCTAATTCTTCTCCTGCTCCAAATCCATCAGGATCGGCATCATGATAACTACTATAATGGTTATCTATTACATCGCCAATCATTACTATTTGATTACAATTAAACCTATTTCTTACTTCAACGCAATGCTCTAAATAACCTTTTCTTGTAAAAGGAGAATGTAAATCACCAATCACTAATACGTTACTCTTTTCTTTTTTTATTTCGTCTAAGTACCCCATTTACTTTTTTATCTTTTCTAGTCCTCTACTTCCAAAATATGCGCCAATGACTGTTATTAAAACTATTTGTAATAGATCTACCCATTTATCTTCTACTATAAATTTTATTGTACCAGCATCGATAAATATTAAAAGCGTAGTAGATACTACTAACCAAGCTAAAACTAAAGGTCTAATTGATTTGCTCAACCAACTATCTGAGTTCATATCTGCCTCCCATCTTTTTGAAACTTCTTGCTCTATAATTGCCTCTTGTTCATTAACGATTTTTTGCAATTCGTTTTTTAAAATAAGCTTCTCCTCTTTGCTAGTAATTACTTCGTCAATAATTACATCAGCTTTACCTAAAAGACCGCTTAGAATGTTTAGTATAGCCATATCGCTTTGTTTTTAGTTATATCGTTGTCTACATGAATAAATGTATTAGCTATTCCAATACGGTTAAAGCCTGCTTTTATACATGCATCTATTATAATTAATCTATCTAAGCTATTATTGCAATGAATATCTGCAGCGCAACCAGCTAAATGAGAAGATTTTTCAGATCCTCCTACTAATGTATTTCTTAGTCTAGATCTAAATCCTGAATTTATTTTAAAAGCAATGCCAGCAATTTCTCTAGCTTTATCTAACGTAATTAGAAAGTTTTTTACCATGTGTTTGCCAGAACCTGGTTGGTCTGGAGAATCAAACTCTTCTAGTCTAAAATGTTTCATTATCTTTTGTGTTTACAAGTATTAAGTCTAGCTATTTCTTTTTCTAATTCAACAATCCTATCTTCACACTCATTTATGATTTTAATTTTTTTTTCTAGTCTTTTATCGAGAACTATTATGTCTTCATCTAACTCTGCGATTTGACTATAAGCAATACCCATAGTAAATATTATTCCTACAATCCATATTATATTACCAACGGATAACGTCAAATCTTTTTGTATCATTATCGTAAAGCTAAAGTTGCTGTCTTTGTCACTGGATTTCTTCCTGAACTATCAACAACAGTAAATACTAATGAATAAGATCCTCTAGAGTTTACAACGCTAATATTTAGTGTATGGTTAGCTGTGCTTAATGACAATAAAGAATCATCGCTACTATTAGCTGATGATTTTATAAGTATATGCAACAAAGCCCTAAAGTTTTTAGTATTAACTTGTAATTGCTCTTCTTGTAAATTATCAGTCTCTCCAACTTTTTCAGAGTCAAATAACTCTTCTAATATATCTAACAAGTCTGCTCTAGTTCTTTTCTCATCATTAGCTACTGTGATAGTAGGTAAATCTGTAGAGGGTTTAGTTATTATAGATTTGTATTCGTTTTTAATCGAATTACTTGTATAGTCATCTTTACTCATTTCTTTCGATTTTTCCTGTTATAAATGTATTTGTCAGCAGTGTAAGCTATAGTCAATAATAGCAATACTATTTTTAAAAGAATTTCAATATCTGCAAAGCTTACAAATGTAAATGTTGTAGTGTTTAAAATTAATACGTCCGCGGTGTCTTTTATAAAATTTTTCATATCTAATTAAAAAAGGTAGATGCTACAACTTGAGCATCAAAATATACGTTTTTAGCAGCAGACTGTGTCTTGCTTACTTTTATTGTTGGGATTAATACATCATTTACTGTAAACTGAGCATCAGCGTTAGATTCAAGTCCTGTATTCCACATTCTATATCCCTGGTTAAAACTTCCTGCTCCTGTGATTGTATTTGTACATATTAAATTTAAAGTAGAGTTAGAAGTTCCAGTTGGGTCAAAAGATTTTTTCCACCAAGTCAATGTAACAGTAGTGTCAGATGGTAAATTAGTTATCATGTTGGTCTTAATTTCATGAATTCTAAAGTCAGTTCCTACACTATTCATCATTCCAAAACGGCCTCCAAAGTTGTTTCCTTTATTATCTCCGTCACTAAAAACAGCTCCACCATTATTGTTGAATATTCCTTGTGACAAAGTACCTAAATAATCATTCACAGTAGTACTTGTTGCAACTGGGAATGTTCCGTTTAAATGTTCAGTCACATATCTTTTATATTTGTTTGCAACCCAATCGGCTTGGCTTACTATTATAATACTGTCAGAAGCAATATCTTCGGTAAGATTTATCGCGTCACAAGAAATTGAAGTATCTCCAGTGACAAGTTCATCAACTAAAGTAATATTAAAAGAATTTATTGAGTTAGTGTTTCCTATTGTCAACTGAGAACCTATAGGGTAAGTAGGTCCATCCCAGGCATTAATATTAAAAGCCCTTAAACTTCCTGTAGCTGATATAGCATTAGCTATTGATCCTATATAATTATAAGCTTCCTTAAACAAAAAGTCTTTTACGTAACTAGTATTTTTTTCTATCATTATATTATCCTTTAACGTGTCTTTTAGTTTTTCCTTTTCCTCCTTTAACCGGGTCGTGAAAATGTACTCCATTTCCAAATCCACTATGTAATACGTTAAGACTAGTACTACCTGTATTTTTTGCTGGTGTAAAATCAAAAAAGTACCAACTTGCATTAAACTCTGCAGGTCTAGCTACATAATTACCACCTAAACATAACATGTTTTGCGTAACACCTTCTACAGTATCAACAAGTAAATAATCAAATTTCCAAGGAGTTGGAGAAGGTGCAGTTGGTAGTATCGATTTTCTTAAGACTTTAGCTTCCATAGTTATTCTATATTTTGACGATAAAGCTAAAAGTGTACTTGCTTTTAAAGACGGCAAATGTACAAGTGGTAAAGCTGCAGATCCTAAATAGTAATAAAACCAAGTTGCCGCAAAGTTTACATTGTAATTATTTTGCTCAAATGCTAAATTCTTTTTAATATAGATCATGTTGTTAGCGGCACTTCCTGTCATCGCATTCTGTTCGATAAAGAAAACAGAATCAACTATTTCATCTCCAAAATTTATTTCTGTTCCAGATACTGAGTTTGTATATTCGTATTCTTGTTGTACCGGAGCAATTCCTGCATTAAATAACTGAACACAACAAGTTGGGAAGTTTTCCGGTGGTCCATAGTTTCCTTGAATTCCTACGTTAGATTGTAATTGAGTAACAACTCCTGTTGAAGCAGCAGCTTGAGCTTGTATTACCATACCACCATATTCAGCACTCATCAAAGATACTTTATTTCTAGCTTCCCATTTAATCATTCCAGAAGCCGGACAAGGATCCATAATTTCTGTATTACTTGAACCAGCATAAACTGTATTGTAATAAGACTGTCCAAAATATTGCATTATTTCATAGTCGTAATTTACAAACACAGGTACTTCACTTGTTGTCCATTCAAATCTTGCTGTTTGTGTATTAAAAGTCAAATATTGATCTGCGGCTCCATCAACTTCAATCCAAATACGCATGTCAACTTCTAGATAATAACTATCAGCCGGACCTCCAACCCAAGCTCCTACTGGAGCAGGTGGCGCCGTAGGAACATGTTTCTCAGACCATTGAAACGTAAAAGTTGTTGCATTACCAGCTTGAACATATAAATTTGTATCGTGTTCTACCGCTGTTGTAGAGCTTAAAGTTATATCGTTATAAATAGCGTACGCTACAGAAGCATCTTGACCAGGATTAAACATGCCATCTTCAATTACTGCTCCTATACCTAACAAAGGACTTAAGCTTAAAGGACTACCTGAATTTACTCCATTAATATTATAAGTGATGTTTTTTACTATTCTCTTAAAGTTAAATAAAGCTTGGCTTCTTTGATTAAACTGACTACTTAAAGGAATAGCAAACTTTTCAGTACTTGATCCAACAGCTTGTCCACTAGCTCCGTATATAGTTGCGTTAGTGTTATCATCTTCAACCCATTCGTTATAAATACAAAGTTGGTTAATATAAAAATGACCGTCTTCCATGTGAATTCTAGCATTCATGTAATGCAAAATCTTTTCTAGAATATCATAGCAATTCATGTACTTAACTCCTTGTGTATTTTGACTAAAGAAAGCGGCAGATTCTACTAACATAACTTCGCATGGATTAGAATGTGCTTCTGCAAAAGTAATATTAGTTCCTGTAGTATACCATCCCCATCTTTGTTTTGTAATAAATCCAGACGTAGATTCTGAAAATAAACTAATAGTAGGCAATTGTCTTAATATAGCAGCTAGTATATTCTTTATAGAATATCTTGCTATTTCTATTTCGTTTGTTGTACCATTTACAGTTTTAACAGTTGAGTCTACAGCATTTGTTGCTTCGTTGTATAAACCTTCAAGCTCGTCATACTTAATACCTTTTAAAGCAGTCAGACCATCGGTAGCTCTTATATGAAACTTTTGAGGGAATGCTTGATCTTCTAAACTAGTATTATTCATGACACAAACACCTTGCCAAAATCTTGCGTAAGAGTCTGATACAATCTGCTTTTTGTATATTCTCATTAAGTAAAAACCTTCAGGCTTTGCTAAAATATCTAAAACTCTTGTGACATCTAAAGCTTCTTGCAAATAAAAGCAACATACTACTTCTGAAGAATGAATTGGATAATCTAATCTATTGCCTCTTCCTTTCCAAGACAATTTAAAACCATCTTCTCCTAAAGTAAAAGTTCTAATTGATCCAGAGTAATTATCAAATCCAATATCTACTTGGTAATAGATACCATTGTCATCTTGAAATTCTGCTCTATTTGTTGTTTGAAAAGCCATATTTAGTATGAATTAACTCGTGTTGAATATCTTTGATTTGATAAAAAAATGTCTTCGCCTTTTAGTACTGCCATTAACTGACCACTATTTTGATCACCTAACATAGATTTTAATTTGCTTAACGGAGCAATAACTTCAGGATCGACTCTAGCATTAGGATTATCACCAACAATTGCTGTAGTTTCTCCATAAGCTAAACCACCTTGTGCTAAAGCAGGAAGTGGTGCAGATAACACTTGTCCTAATTGAACTGCTCCAAGTCCTGCAACTATCCCAGACCACGGCATTCCACCACTTACTGGGAACGCTGCAACCATTTTCATAACGGCCGTTGCAGTGTTTACTATAATAGATAACGCAGCTGCAGCTTTATCAGAGACGGCTTGTTTTCTTGCTAGCTTACGTTGTTTTTTAGCGGCATTCTCTTCAATCGTAGCAGTGTTTTTAGCAAGTTCTTCTTTTGCCTTTGCTATTCTATCACTTTTTACTTCTTCACTCATTGTAGTGCCTTCTATTCTTGCCATTTCAGCGTCAAATTTTTCTTGCTCGCTTAATAGTCTTGCCTCTGTGTCTAAAGCTAAAGCTTCTTCTTCATGTGCAATTTGAGTATTTACAATGTCAAAAACCTGACTCATTACTTGCCCGTAAGTGTTTGCAAATTTTTCAATTGCTTCCATTCCGTTATCAGCCCATTCAGTCCATTCTTCTGAAGATTTTTCAAAGAATCCTTTTTGTTGTTCTTCAAGCCCATCAAAAAATCCATCTGGCGTTTGAAATGGTCCCATTAAATTTTTCCCTGTTGTTGTTGTTGTAGTAGGCTCTTTAGGATCTCCTCCTCCTCCTCCAGTCAATCCTAAAAAATTAGATAGTTGTCCCATTTTACCTTTTACAAGGTCTACTGCATTACCTATAGCACGTCCGAAAGATCCAAATTCATGTTGATACTCATCTGTCTCACTTTTTAAATCATCTAAACCATCTGCCATATCTTCAAATGGATTAGCAATTTTTTCTTTTCCAAAAAAATCTAAAACTTCATTGAAACCTTTAATCATTAAACTAATCGGGCTAAATGTCGCTAGTAATTTGATCATTTCAATTAAACTGTTTTTCCACCAATTAACATCGCTAAATCTTTCTTTTAGAGCTTCCCAGTTATCTATTATAAAAACAAAAGCAGCACCTAAAACAGCAAGAACTGCAATAGCAATTCCTATAGGACCACCTAAAGCAAGGAACATAGTTATAAGCTTAGGGATTATTACTGCAGACAAAAAGCCTATAGCAGTTGTAACAGGACCAATAGCAGCGAGTAACAAACCAACAGTAACAATAATTCCTTTAGTACCAACATCTAAATTCATAAATCCAGTAACAACAAAAGAAACAGCCTCCATTATTTTTGTAAAAATTGGGACTAACATTTCTCCTAATGTAATTGCTAAACCTTCTACTTGACTCATTAACTTTCGTAAAGAACCACCTAAACCAGAATCCATAATTCTAGCCATAGCAGAAGCTTCTCCAGCTGAATCTTCAAAATCTTTAGTTAAATCTTTTATTGCAGTTCCATTATTCGCTAATATAGTTGCAACGTTTGCTCCTCTCTTACCAAACATTTCCATCGCATCAGCTAAAGGATTTGTTGAATTTTTAACTTTATCCATGGCTTCACCCATAGTCATTCCCTCTTTAGCAAGATCTAAAAAGATATTTCTTAAAGCAGTACCGGCAGTTGACGCTTCAACTCCGTTATTTACTAAGACACCTAAAATTGCAGTAGTTTCTTCTAAGCTAGCTCCAGCCATATTTGCTACAGGAGCAACTGAACTCATTGCAGTTTCAAATTTGTTCATGTCTAAAGCGGAAGAACTAAACGAGTCAGCCATTACATCTGTAATACGAGTCATGTCAGAAGCTTCTAATCCGAAAGCTTGCATTATTTTCGCAGATACTTCAGCAGCTTGTGATAAATCAGAATCTGTTGCTTGAGCTAAATCTAAAATTGATTGCGTAGATTTATTTATTTCTTGAGGAGTAAGACCTAGTTTAGAAAGCTCTAATTGTAAACCTGCAACTTGCGAAGCAGTAAACATTGTTGACGATCCTAACCTTTTAGCATCACCTTCAAGCATCTTAAATTGTTCACCTGTAGCACCTGAAATTGCTTTTACTTTAAGCATTGATTGCTCAAAGTCCATGAAAGTTTTACCAGCTAAAATCCCTATTCCAACAAGCGGAGCAGTAAGATTTGTCGACAAAGATTTGCCGGCACTCATCGCACCTTTACCAAACTTTTTTAGTTTCTTCTGTGCCTTATTTATACCCTTTTGAAAGTTGGTATCGTTAAGTCCAAGGAATAAATTTATACTCTTTTTTGTTGCCATTTGTTAACTTTTTAGACCTCGTTAAACATTGTTTTTAAGCGTTTTAAGCAAACAACTATGCTCTGTAAGGTATATATATTCGAATTCAAAGTTATGAAGGTAGCGTAGTTTTCCTTGATTGGTCATTTTCGCTTTTCTTCTTTTTTATTAATTCTCTTTTTGCTAATGCAAATTCAGCTTTTTCACGTCTATTTTCAACGCTTTCTTCCTTCTTAGATTTCTTATCTTTTGGCAAAGGAATTAAGTCGCTAGGTTTTAATTTCTTGCCTTTTTTCAAGTGAGGTTGAAGTACAAAAGTTCCTAATGTTCTTACAAAATCCCATTGCTGAACAATTCTATCTTGCTCCATTTTCATGTGTCCACTTTGCATTAATTTAAATTCCCTCATCGTCAAATCCCAAAACTGATCTGGCAATAAACCTAATCGACCATAAGCCGTTTCTTCTAAATCTTCGAAGTCTATTTCTTCTTGAGGCTCTTCTTCTTCTCCTCTACTTTGTTTCCCTTTATTGCAGTGTTAAAACTATTTGCAAATATCTCCATCGCTTTTTCTAATATAGTAAAATCTTCGTCTAAAGCATCTGCTACATCATCAACTGTAAGATTTATATTAGTCTTATTTTTTCTAGCTCCGTCTTTTAATCCACATAAGATTAAAGAACATGCTTCGTCTAAACCTATATTGTTACCTAATCTCGATAACTCGGTCAGTTTAATGTTTTGATCTTTACAAAATAATCTTAAAGCATTCATGCCAAATCGAATTGGTACTATTTTTTTGTCTATTTCTATTACGTCCATTTGTTTGTTGTTATAAGGTTTAGGCAAGGGAATGTTGCTTTTAAGCTCATCCCTGCCTTACCTAGTTAATATTAGTTAGTTGCAGTAGTTACTGAACCAGTGCATTCAAAAGATGCAGAAAAAGTTGATGAATCTTCTACTCCAGAAGAAACAGCTAAGCTTGTCATGTATCCTTTAATTTGATAAACTGTATCTCCTGATTCTGCAGTACCAAATTCTAAGTTGAATAAAGTTCTGTTGTTCCATAAAGCGTACAATTCTTCGTATCCTAATGCTGCATCTAGTGCAGTCATTCCTTCTGCGTCAATAGATACACTTCTTAGTCCTTCTAAGACTTCAGTATATCCAGCTGAAGATTTCGTAGTTGCTTCTCTAGTTTCCATTGAGAAGTTTATGTTAGCTGAAGTTGCGTGTGTTATAGCTACAAATGTAGTACCAGCGCCACCTGCAGCAACGTCTAACCCTACAAATAAGTCAGTTCCATTTACTATTCCGGTCGTTGCCATTTTTTTTTATTTATTAATTAATTAATCCTCTTTTTTAGTTTCCTTTTTCACAGGTTTTAGAAAGTCATGCGGTCCTAGTACTTCTATTGAATCCTTTAACCACAACTTCTTTGCTAAACTTTTTTTAAGTTGCATCTGAGCACCTACTTTAACAGGTTTTAATTCAGGATGCAATTTAGTTTCTTTTATAAATCTTACTACCATATTTTTAGTTTTTAGATATTCTTAATTTGAATTGCATTGTATTAAAATACATTCCTTCTACTCCAAAATCATCATCGAATCCAGTGTCTTGATCTTCAAAAGAACAAGATTGAACATAAAACTCTGATGCTCCAGGAGAAGCTTTACTATAACCATCTAACGCATCTCTAATTTGACCAGAGTAAAGCACTAAATTATTAAAGCTATTTGATTCAAAAATGTTTATTAATAAAACAACTTCATCTAATTGACTTACTCCTGACTTAGTAGGAGTAGGTGTATTGTTTCTAAATGTGTATGTAATATACGCACCGTTACCAGATACATCTGAAATATTATCTGACACAGTATTCTCTTCAGGATAACATGCGTTAGTCCATAAAGAATTAGCTGCAACAATTTTTTGGTACACCCAACTTTTTGGTATTGCGTAAATTCCTATGCTCATTTTAAATTAACTCCAAGAAGTTTTATGCTTCTTTTATTTAGTGTTGTTAATATATCTTTTTGTAGTCTATTTAATGCAGCTGATCCTCCTTGTTGAGCAGCTTTTGGCAATAAACCTAAACCATTTATTTTTGTTGTTCCACCCTTAGGAGCAAAACCATATTCTAACATGTAAAAATAAAATCCTGATTTCTTCTTAGCATACTCGATAGCTAATTGTCTTCTTTCAACTTCATTAATACCTTTCTTTTTTCTAATACTCTTAGGTGTTTTTACTATAGGTCCTACATATACACTTGGTCTACCGTATTTAGTATTTTTTTGGCTTGGCCATATTCTTATTGATCTTTTTAATTTTCCAACTTTATAACCTAATTTTCTTCTATAAGAAGCTGTTTTACTTGCATTAGTTTTTATAAGAGTTTTTAAAGCAGCTTGAATTGGCTTTGCTGATTTCTTTAATGATTTTTGCAATGCTTTATTTACTTGAAGACTAGTTGGATATAAATCATCTAAACCATTCATAATAGTCATCATTGCTTTTTTGTCAATATCTAATGTTATACTATCTTTACTCATTATCCTTGTGTTCTACTTTCTATTCTTTCAACACTAATTATAAATCCCTCTTCTCTACCTAATTCTTCAATACCAATTATTTTGTATCGTTCACGCGTTGTTGCTGAGAACGTTAAGTCAATCACAGAATCATATTGAAAATCAAGTGCAAACCTAACTAGTAAGTCATATTGTTTTAATACTAGTTGAGAATTTGATGCGTTTTCAATATCTGCTTTTTTAATTTTTCTTGAATAAAAAAAATCACGAACTGCACTGTAAGAAACAACTCTTTGACCATCTGCGCTTGTAGTATAATTAGCACTAAATAATCTTCCTTGTCTATATAGCTTGCCAATATTCATTAGATCGTAGCTCTGTTATATTGATTTATTAAATGAGTTGCTCCTTTAGGTATGTCAAACATGCCAGTACCAACATCTTGTCTCATCTCATAGTATCTTCCTATAATTAACAAAGTAGCTTGATACAATCCTAAAGGTACGTCATTAGTACTACATCCAGCTGTAAATATAACTTCAACAGAATCAGGCTTATCAAACGTGTCTGGCCAATTGTTATTTGTACTTGGATAAATTCTTATACTTTCATTAAGATAACTTAGATTGCTTACGTAGTAGTCTGTATTTACTGCTAATGTTTGTTGAGCATTTGCTGTATCATAATATTTAACACTAGCAACTGCACTTCCATTTACTCCAAGATCTATAACAGGCAAAAATCCATCTGCTATATATGTTATTCCAACAGCACTTAAAAGTAAACTAGTTTCTTTTTCTACAATATCCTGAGCTATCTTTAGTAAAAGTGTAATGTAGGTATCGTCTACAGTGTAACCACTTTCTATTCTTAAATGAGCTTTTGCTTCAGCTAAACTTACTATCCATGAAGATCTTGCAGTAGATACTTTTAGTCTACCATAAGGCAAAAAATTATTGTAAGTAGCTATTCCAAAATCGTTTATAGTGTAACTCATTTATTTGTTTTTTTTAGAATATTAAGGGGAGAAGAATAAACCTCTCCCCTTTTTATATTCAATTTAATAATTATGCAATTAAAGATTGGAATTTAACAAATCTTTCTCCTTGAGGAAGTGCAAAATCAACTAACGTGTTAACCACTAATCTTACTTGATTATTGATTGCAACACTGAAAGGATCTACAACCACGTCAACTCCACCAAACATTCCTACAACTACTTGAGAAAAGTCTCCAAATAATCCATGTGCGTCAGCAGCAGATTGTCCACAGAAGTTAGAATAGTAAGTACGGTAACCGTTAACCATTTGCTGGTTGTATACCATTCCAGCCATTGCTGGACTAACACCAGAAACTTGAGCAGCTGTTTTTAATTCTTTTAAGAATTTAGGACTTAATACGTAAGCAAGATCTCCAGATAAAGCATTTGCTAAAGCTAATTCTTGCTCAGCAGAAACTAAATCTTTAAAACAAGATACACCAGCAGCAAAACTAGTTTCTTCAGTAAATGTTCCAACACCAGTTGTAGCAGATATAGAAGTAGGCGCATTAGAAACAGTTGTGTCATTAAACATTGCTAAAGCGATATTGTCAGCAACAGACTTTCCTAAATCAGCCATTATAGCAGTTTCAACTCCAGCACCGTTTTGGTGAATTAACTCTTTCGATATGTTAACGTAACCAGCAATTCTCTTTGGAGATAATGTTACTGATTCAAAAGCAGCGCCACCATCAGCAGCAGCAGTATTTTCAGCAGACATCCAAGCAGTTGATTGCTTGTTAATGATTGGAATACGTGCGTCAGCATTTAAGTTTAGAAACTTAGCTCCTAGTTGAGTATAAAAAGCATCTTCACGAATAGCATCAACAAAAGCTTCAACAGAAGTTCCTGCAATATTAGAAGTAATGTCAGCTCTTTTTTCAAACATTGATGCAGGAATACCAGCACCTTGAATAGAGTTTCCATTAGATCTTGCTTCGCTAACCGCTTGCTCTTGTACTTCTTTTTCAACGCCACTTAGGTTATTGTTTGCAATACCATCAATGTGCTTTAGAAAAGAGTATGATCTTTTTACTTTTTCTTCTTCAGAAACAACGTTTCTTACTTCTTTCTTTTTCATTTCTTCCATTTTTAAAGCTCTTTCAGCTTTGTTATTTAATTCCTCCGCATTAGAGTTCATATTGTCAAAAGAAGTAGCTTCGTCGTCGGTTAGCTCTCTTTCTTCAAGTGTAGCTAATGCAACTAAAGCTTCCATCTTTTCTAAAACGCTTGCACGTTCTTCTTTGTAAAAATTAGATGAGTTCATCAGTTTTAATTTAAAATTTATGTTTATTTAGTTTTAGTTTTAAGGAGGCTAAAGAGCGTCTATGTAAATCTTGTTCTTCTCTTTTGTTTTCTTCCTTCTCTTTCATTAGACTTTCGTCTAGCGAACTTTTTCTCCATGTTTCCATAGATCGTAATGCTACTGTTGCATCCTCGTATGCAGGATACGTTACAGCACTTACATCGTATAATCGTGATACTTTGTCAATTGTTCTTATAGTACCATCAGTTGTTTTCTCCCAAGAATCTTCTTCTACAGTAAAAGCAAAAGAGCTTTGCGTTACGTCACCTCTTTGCATTGAAACTTTTAAGTCTCTTCCTGCTTGAGTATCTGGTAAGTCAACTTCGTATCTTAATCCTTTTTCATCAGTTCTTAATTTTAAGGTTCCTGAAATTGTTCTACCCATAATATAATTAGCGTCATGGTTAAACAAGAATCTTACATCGTCTTCTAATCTACCATCAAAAGCTTTAGGAGAAATAAGTTCTCTAAAACCTCCAAGGTTATTACTTAAACTATTAAACACAGATCCATATCCAACAACGATGCTTTTACCATCTTCTTCTCTAACCTCAACGTTTTCTAACGTAAAAGTTCTAGTCTCTTTATTTGGCAATTGTGTTCTATAATCTTCGTCGTGATCATTATCCATAGGCTCTTCGTTTGGATCTTTAACTATTACTTCTTGGTCTTCATGAAGTTTTTCGTAAGTTATAATGATAGTGTCTTCAGTTTCTTCTACTTTTTGAATATGTCTGTTTTCAGTTTCCATAGTTCTTTCTTCTTCTTTTTTTATTTCTTTTACTTTTCTTTTTGACCAGCTAAAACCAGCATCTCCTCCCCATAAAGCCCACGCTATTCTACCGTTGCTTGGATAACCTTCTTCACCTGGTCTAAAACCTTGAGCTTTTTTATCAACTTCATGTCTACTAAAAAATGAGAACATTCTTTTAATAGTTCTTATAGACAAGTTCTTTTTATTTTTAATGTCTCTTGCTCTAGCAATTCCAACTTCAGTTCCACCTCTACCAAATTCAGATCTCCATTCTAATCCTTTAGTGGCTTCTGTGACCATTCCGTTAGTCACACTAGTATTTATATCACCTAAAGCTCTATTGCTCATTAGGTTCGTTCTGTTGTGTTATTGGAGCGTAATTTAAAGCATAGTAATGTTGATCACCTTCAGGCCCAATATCGTTTAAGTTTTCTAGTCTTCTAATATCATTAATAGATAGAACTCCTATAGAACTCATATCCTTATAGTATTTAGATCTAGCTTCAGAATCTCCTCTTAGCATTCCGTTGGCGTTAAACATTATGCTGTAAGTCTCTTGTTCGTTTTGTCTAAACAGTTTTCTTTCTAACTCTTCTTCTAAGTTAACTAAATAAGGACGTAAAGTATGAGTTAAAAAGTCTAATCCTTGTTGCTCTATATTTGTGAATGTAGCTCTATCTAAATCACCTATCATGTGAGGTGGCACTCTAAATATTCTAGCTATTTCTGTTACCTGAAACTTTCTTGTATTTAAGAAGTCTGCGTCTTGTGGATTAAGAGACACAGGCTTAAAATTCATACCCTCTTCTAATATAGCAGTTTTATGTGCATTCATAGGTCCATTGCCGTATGAACTATTCCAAGAATTTTTTAATCGATCAGCTGCTTCTTTAGATAATTTACCAGGATGAGAAAGAATTCCAGAAGGTGTTGCAGCGTTTCCGTAAAATGCTCCTCCGTATTTATTAGCGGCTATACTTAAACCAATAGAATCTCTATGTGTTTCAATAACACTTTTGCCTTTGATCCCATCGTAACCTAATCCTAAAAAGTGTAGCATGTCCTCATGCTTTATTATCATACTTTCATTAGTATTGGCGTTGGCGTTCCCTGAACTTTTCACCTCATAGAAAACTTCATCAGCTTTTACTTTTACAGTAACCTTCTCACTTGGGATATAAGTTAAAGCCACAGGGCGCGCGCTACCATCTCTTTCAATCTTGAAATAACTGTTACCATTTAAAACTAAATTAGCCATCAGAGTTTGCCTCCAAGTAAAGCTAGTCATGTAGTTGTTTGGTTTCTTAGAAAGTAATTTGTAAATTGGGTGGGATTTGTCTTTAACTTTGTTTCCTTTAGAATCTTCTTTTATAACATCTATTGGAAGTGATGCTACTGATTCACTTAAAACTCTTACGCATGCAAAAACTGCACTGTATGTTAAAGTTGAATTTTCATTAACTGCAACTCCTGTATTAGAAGTTCCTGTTAAAACGTTTTGCAAGAATGTCTGTCCGTTGCTTCTTGATTCTTTTCTAAAAAAGTCTAGTATGCTTGCCATGTGGTTTATTATAATACAAATATAATAATTACCCCTATAGCTTAGATCTTAATATAAAAAAAAGATGCGAAGAAATTACTACAAAACTCCGCACCTTTATTAGTCTTTAAAAAAGTTATAAGATAACCAAATAAAGACTATAACTATCGTCCATTCGAACATTACAAAAATAATAAAATGATAGGACTAAATACTAATATTACTCCTAAAATTAATTCTAATGCTGTTTCTTCTTTTTCCATTGTAGTAATTATTAGTTTATTATTTCGTAACGAGACGAGTTTGATAATATTTCTGTTACGTACCAGTCATAATAGCCTCTTGTTTTGCCACTTAATATTTTAGCAATATTTGAATCTTTTTTAACTTTAATTTTTTTAATTGAATTTGTCATCGTAGTAATTTTTTAATTATTAATTTCAATAATTCCTTTAGGTAAATCTCCTTCGTATCTCCACGTAGTTTTTACTATCATATCGTTACCATCGAATTCGTTTTCGTTTTCTTGGTAACATTCTGAAAAGATAGAATCTTTATTTAGTAAAGAAAATAATTTCTTATACAGACCTGTGTAACCTTTACCTTTTTGGTTTGTTAATCTATATGTTGAAAAATTTTGCATTGTAGTAATTATTAGTTGTTAATTTCATTGTAAATATACAACTATTTTCTTAACTGTTACAAACTTTAAACAATATTTTTACTTTTTTTTAGTTTACATGATTAGGAACCATGTTAAATTTTATAAAATTATATAAAAAATATGCCACTTTCTTCATAAGTCGATGGTCCAGAATCGTCTCCAGGGTTCATATATCTACCTAAAGCCATCACAAGTGCGATCATTCCATCTATCTTTTCTTTCGATTTTCCTTTATCCATCTTAATGTTACCAGCAGGATCTAACTTCATTTGAAGATTAGAACACATCCATCTTAGTACTTCGTTTCCACCGTGATTTATTTGTTTAGATAAAATCAATCTTTCTAATTCTTTTGTCGGTGCACTCATACTTACAAATCCTTGACCGAATGGAGCCATAGGCAATCCTTCGTTTACAAGATCAATTACTAATTGTGAACTATTCCAACGGTCATAAGCTACAGATTTTATTTTAAATTTTTCACCAAGTTCTTCTATTTTTGCTTTTATAAAATTATAATCAGTGACATCTCCTTCGGTTAAATCTATTAAATTTTGTTTGTTCCAACCTAAATAATCAATTCCATCTCTTCTAGATCTTATATATGCTCCGTCTTTTGGCGTAAAGAAGTAAGGTATAACATCAAATCCTTTTTCGTTAGGGAACAATAAAACAAATGCACTAATGTCTTTAACGCTTGCTAAGTCAAGTCCTGCGTAACATTCTCGTCCATAAAAATCTGACTCATTAATTTCGTTAAGATTACATTGCATCCATGTCGCATCTCCTACCCATTTAGTTTCATTAGTAGTCCATTGATTCAGATGCAAACGACGAAAAGTATTCTCGTAAGATATTATCTTCTCAGCTTTCTCTGCTTCTTTAGCTAAATATTCTTTTTTTACAATTGTACCATAACCAGGATTTGCTTTCTTCCAAGTTTCTTCTTTAGTAAAATCATCATCAACATCGGCAGCATAAATACATGTCAAAAATCCTTCGTCTTTTACAATTCCTTTTTTAACTTTAGTTGCATACTCGTGTACTTCCCAACATATAGAATTCTTATTATATCCTGCAGTTGTAATTGCTATAGTCAATGGTTGCTTACGTGCTCCTGTACTTGTTGTTAATGTATCCCAAAGATCTCTATTAGGTTGAACATGTAACTCGTCAAAGATAATACCTGATGCATTAAATCCGTGTTTAGTAGAAGCATCTGCTGAAATAGCTTTGTAAAAACTTCCATGCTTATCAAACGTAATTGAATTCTTAAAGATCTTGCAATTGCTAGAAATTATTTTATCGTTTAAACACATTTGTCTGGCTAAATCAAAAACAATTCCAGCTTGTGCTCTATCTCCTGCTGCAGAATAAACTTCAGCACCTTTTTCACCATCAGCAAAAAGTAAATAAAGAGCTATCGCTGCACAAAGATTTGACTTTCCATTCTTCCTTGGTATTTCTATGTAAGCTGTATTGTATCTCCTTAGATCATTTTTTTTATTCTTCCAACCAAATAAAGGTTTTATAATTTCATCTTTTTGCCAATCCTCTAAAATAAAAGGATCTCCAGCTAGTTCTCCTTTTACATGAGTAACATGTCTTTCAATAAAAGCAACAGCTCTATCAGCAGATTTTTCATCAAAATAATATTCGTTTTTTAGCTTGGCCATATTACTGTTAGTTTAAAATTTTTCATTATCCAAAAAAGTTAAAGTCATCATCATTTACTTGTATATCTGGTTGAGGTATACTTGCCCTAGCGCTCGGAGTAAATCCAAATTGAGTTGCTAATTTTAAAGCTGATGCTAATGCATCTCTGGCAATCTTATTCTCTGGTCTTAATTTACTACTTCTTAATCTACCGTCATCACGATACGTACGTTCTACTTTGCCTTCAGAGTTTAATAAACTTATTGCTTCTATGTATGTAGCCATTTCATTACAGTATGCAGATAGCAAAGCAACGTCAACAATATGCAACATATTTTTTGATAGTAATTCTGTAGCAACCGTTGTCCATTCTAACTTACCTAGATCACTTAAATAAGCTGGAGGATCAGGAACTACACTTAATGTAGAGACTTGCATTTCGTTTTCTAAGATTCTACTTTTAGAAACAGTCCCCTGCATTTCCTTTATTTTAGTAGGTATTTTCTTTCTGCCTTTAGCCATTTCTAGTTGCTTTTACCAATTTGGTACCAATTTGGTCTGCCCTGGGATTC